GGTGATCCGGTCCTTGCTGTGACCATGGCCAACGCCTGGCTCACGGCCAAGATCAAGCGGGTTGTTCCCGATCCGGTCCCGGCCGAGATCAAAACAGCCGGCGCCCAGGTCGCCAAAGAGGCGGCGGCGGGCAAGTTGTACACGGCCACTCAGAAGGAAGTGCAAAGCAAGACGGTATCGGCTCAGTCCGGCACGTCCGTGAGCAAGACCTACGTGGCCGGATCTACTGATCAGTCGGCGGGTGTGAACTTTGCCCTGGCGCTGCTTGAGCCTTGGATCAAGCGCTCCGGCGTGATGATGCTGAAAAGGATCTGATCATGGGTATGCGCGAAGAGATTCAGGCTGAAATGGCCGAGGCTTTCGACGATCCTGACGGCCTAGCCGACGCGGTAAAGCCAGTGGAGGGCGTCCGCAAGATTCCTGGCGAGTATGACCCCGACCTGGGCGGCGAGACGCCGGAGACCACCATCACTTACATGGGGCGCGGTGTCTTGGGCAACTACCTGTCCAAGGAAATCGATGGCTCACTGATCCAAACCACCGACAAGAAGCTGCTGGTGCTGCAAAACGAGCTGTTCGTTTCGGAGGCGGACTCGCCAACAGCTGTACCGGCCGAGCCCGCCATCGGCGATATCGTCAACGGCATGCGTGTGATGAACGTGTCCGCCGATCCTGCAGATGCAACGTGGACGGCACAGCTGAGGAAATGATGTGGCGAGCAAATATGCGAGCATGAACGGCAGCTTCGCCGAGAATATCCGCGACTTCGCTGAGCGCGCTCAAGCCGGAATCGACGCAACCATCCGCGAGATCGTGATCGAGATCGGCAGCAGCGTTATCCGCATGTCACCGGTGGGAAACCCTGAAGTCTGGGCAGCGAACGTTGCTCACCGCCAGACCAACACCCGCGCAGCCGACGACTATGACTTCAAGGTCGCGGTGCGCAACACGATCATCAACCTCAACGAATCGAACTTCACGAAGGCCGGCAAGCTGCGGCGCGGTGTCAAGTATGCCAAACCCCTGACAAAGACCGAGCGCGACCAGAATTTCAATGTGAATGGCCTGGTGGCAGGCAAGGATTACGTCGGCGGACGGTTTCGTGGGAACTGGCAGTTTTCCATCGGCACACCCACGGAGGGCACGCTTGATCAGGTCGATCCGGCTGGCGGTGTGACGATGGCCAAGCTGCGCCTTCAGGTCCAGACACTCACCGCGGGCGAGACGGCCTACATCGTGAATAACCTGCCATATGCTGTGCCTCTAGAGTACGGACACTCCAAACAGGCACCGGGCGGCATGGTACGCGTCACCCTGGCCCGTTTTCAGCAGATCGTCGGCGAAGCCACAAGGAACAACCGGGTATGAGTCACGCCATTATTGCCTCGATTTACGAGGCCAAGCTCATTGCCTGGAGCAAGGCCCGGTCGGAGCCGATCAAGGTTGTGTTCGAAAACGTCCAATACGACCCCGCCGACGGCGAAACCTATCTGCGCGCGTTCTTGCTGCCGGGCGATACCGCGAGCAGCACGCTCGCCGGCGACCACCGCGCATTCATTGGCGTCTACCAGGTGAGCATTGTGGCGCCGGCCGGCACCGGCAAGGCGAAGACCAACCCGCTCGTGGCGGAGCTGACCATGCTGTTCCCGCTTTATGCGCGAGACACAAAGGCAGGCCTCACCGTCGTTACGATGTCGCCAGTTGATCCCGGCCCCGGGATTCCTGATCCACCCACATACACTGTGCCGGTGTCGTTCGAGTATCGAGCTGACATCGCCACTTGAATACGCCCGTTGGGCAAACCCCGAAACCCGCTTCTGTGCGGGTTTTGTCATTTCTGAAAAGAGGAAACACCCATGGCCGGCATCCAAATGCCCAACGGCGCCACCTTCGAGATTGCAGCCACCTATGGCCCCGCGATCCCATTCACTGCCTTGACGAACGCCAATCCAGCCGTCGCTACTGCGGCAGCGCATGGTTTGGCCGAAGGCGACGTGATTGCGGTCAACTCTGGCTGGACCCGTCTCGAAGGGCGGGGCGTACGAGTCGGTGAGATCGCCAGCGGCACTTTCGCGCTGGAAAACGTGAATACAGTGAACGTCCAGCAGTATCCGGCCGGCTCGGGCATTGGCTCGGTACGAGAGGTGACTGGTTTCACTGAGATCTCGCAGATCACCGAGCTGAACTCCAGCGGCGGCGATCAGCAGTTTCTGACCTTTGGCTTCCTGGCCGACGATGATGATCGCCAGATGCCAACCACCAAAAATCCGATCACGCTGACCATCACCGTTGCCGATGATCCCTCCAAGCCCTATGTGGAGGTCTGCGAGGCCGCCGACGATGACAAGCAAGCGCGCCTGCTCCGGCTCAACCTTCCTGGCGGCAGCAGCATCATCTACAACGGCTACGTGTCGATCACTTCGACACCGACCATGTCCCGCAACAACCTGATGACACGTGTCATCAGCATTGCATTGACCGGTCGCCCAACTCGCTACGCGGCCACGGTGTAAGCCATGGCCAAATTTAAGTTGATACAGAAGCCGACCTTCAAAGCGCCGGTGATGATCCAGCGGGCCGGCTATAGCGCCGAAAAGGTGGAGTTCGAGTTCAAGTACCTGGACCGCACAGCGCTTGCGGATCTGTATACCGCCTGGAATGAGCGACACGACGAATTGAGCAAGCAGGTCGGTGACATGGACCTCAAGGCGTTCACGGCTGCTCAAATCGATCTGCAGGTTGAACAGGTCCTGGCGGTGGTAGTCGGCTGGGATATCGAAGAGAAGTTCACGCCTGAAAACGTGCGCATCCTCGTCAACTCGATCAACTCGGCCCCCAAGGCTGTGCTGAACGCTTACGCGGAAGCTTTCAGTGAGGCCCGTCTGGGAAACTCCTAAGCGCCTCCCGCGCCTTGTACGAGCCGGGGCCATCAGATGCGGACCTGATGGCCTTCGGTTTGTCGCGCCAGGACATCCCCGACAAGGAAGTCGGCATCTGGCCGGAGAACTGGAACGCCTTCAAGGTCTTTGAGGCGATGAGCACCCAGTGGCGCACAGGCGCGTGCGGCGCAACAGGGATGGACTACAGCGTTCTATCCGGTGTGATTCGAATGTGTGGCGTACCGATCAGCCAGCGACAAACCATTTTCAGCGACTTCCGGCGGATGGAGGCTGAAGCCCTGCAGGTGATGGCGGAACAGAGAGATCAAAAATGAGCACCAACTTCGCTTCCCTGGGTATTGCGGTCGAGTCGTCACAAGCTGCAAAGGCTGCTGACGATCTGGATAAGCTTGTCGATTCGGCAGAAGGCGCCCAGAAGGCCATTGATGACCTGGGCAAAACGGGCGAAGGCCTGGCCAACACCGGTAAGAGGGTTTCCCAGGCAGAAGCGGACGTTGCGCAAAGCATCGATAAATCGACGGCAGCGAGGGACCGTCAAGCCGGGGCAAGCCGCAAAGCTACCGACAGCGCAGTCGCCGAAATCTCCGTCATCAGTCAACTCGACAAGGCGATGACGGGCAATATCTCGAGCATGGAGTCGCTGGTCCAGGCCGAGGGTTTGCTGGAGCGCGCCCGCAAGGGCGGCTTGGTCACCATCGAGGAGCAGGCCAAGTACCAGGATCAACTGGGTAAGGCCTACGACAAGATTGAAAAGGCGGAAGCCAAAGAGCTGGCCCAGAAGCAAAAGCTGATTGAGGCTGAGAATCGCCAGATTGAGGCGCTGAAGCGCACCGTCAACGGCATTGATCCAGTGACCGCCAAGTTGGCGAAGCTGGAGGCTCAGGAGAGGGCGCTAAACGACCTGCACAAAGCTGGGCAGATTGATGCCGAGCGCTATAACGAAGCCCTGGCCAAAATCGGCAAGGACCGAGCGGGCCTGACTGAAGCCGCGGGCGCATTCGATAAGCTAAAGCTCGGCACGCGCCAAGCTCAAGAAAACGTCATGCAGCTCGCCAATGCCATTCAGGCAGGCGATCTGGGCAGTGGTGCGCGCGCGATCGCTCAGCTGGGCGCTGGCGCCGGAGAATCGGCGAAAAGCCTCGCAGGGATGCTGATCCCGACCAGTCTTTTGGTCGCTGTAATCGGTTCGCTCGGGTACGCCTACTTCGATGCAATGAAGCAGGCTCGCGAGTTCAACGCCGCTATCAACGGCGGTACGAATGGTGCTGGGCAGACAATCGCCAGCCTGAAGGATATGGCTGACGGCGCTGGGCGCGTCACCGGCAATCTGTCCGGCGCCCGCGAGGCAGTTGTTTCGCTTGCATCCGGAGCAGCTACCAGCGGTACGCAAATGCGTAATCTGGCTGAAGCCGCAGCGGCCGTGAGTGAAGTAACCGGCCAGGGCGCTGCCGAACTCGCCAAGTCTTTCGCCACCGCTGGCGACACGGCAACAGAGGCCGCGGGCAAGATCAGTGGTCAGTATGGGTTGCTGACCCTCGAGCAGTATCAGGTTATCAAAGCGCTTGATGATCAGGGCGAGAGCCAGCGTGCGCTTGATGTTCTGAGTGAAGATGTGAATCAGGCGGCGCTGAAGCGACTGGAAGCCTATCGGGCTTCTCTGTCAGATGTTGAGCGCGACTGGGACAAAATCAAGTCCGCCATCAAAGGGGCGTACGCCGAGGTCCGTTCGGAAATATTTCCGGACTTGGCCAAGCAGATCGAGATCACCCAGCGCATTCTGGATACCCGCAAGGGCGGCGGAGTAGCGGGTGCAATCTCCAACGGTCTCAGCTCTCTGAACACGGCGTTGGGCCTGGGCACTGGCGTGCATGACGACTCAACCGAAGCTTTGGAGAAAAAGCTCGCCGGCCTCAAAGCCAGAATGTCGGCCAGCACCGATTTGGCGATCGCCACCGGTGAGAACACAGACGCCAATCAGAAGGCTATCGAAGTTCAGAAAGCGCTCGATGCGCAGCTTGATGACATTAATCCGCTAAACAAGCGCAAGGCCGCGCTGGATAAGCTCAACCAGCAGTTCAAAACGCTGTACGAAAATGCGGAGAAAACAGGACAGAAGTCGCCCCTGCTTGATGGCGTATTTTACGACGGCAGCAAGTTCTCTGGCGGCGCCTACGACACGCTGAAGAAAGGGCTTGAAGATAAAAACAAAGATCCAAAATCGGCGGCTTCTCAAGTCGACCTGACAGGCTTCAATGACGCCAAAAACGCCTTGGCCGCCATCAGCGCTGACTATAAAAACGCTCAGAAGGAACTGGAGGCGGCGCAAAAGGCCGGACTTGTTTCTCAGGCCGACTATGCCATGAAGCGCGAAGCGTTGATCGGCAACGAGCGCGACGAAGTGACCGCAGCCTACGAGGCTGAGATCGCTGCGCTGGAAGCCGCAAAGTCAAAGAAGACAACCTCTGCCGCGCAAAGCATTCAGCTGGACCAGAAAATTGCCGATGCTCGCGCGGGCATGGTCAAGGCCCAAAAAGAAGCTGACAGCCAGCTCGAAGTGCTCGCTACGAGCGAAACCGGAAGGTTAGCGAAGCAGGAGCGTGCGATCACCTCGTATATTCAGGCTTTGAGCCAGCAGCAACGGGCATTGGAACTGGCAGGGCAGCGGGCGGTACTTGGCGTTGGCCAGGGTGATCGGCAGAACGCCCTGAACGGTGAGCTGAACAGCCAGCAAGATCGGTTCGCTCAGCAATCGCTCGAGCTGGAAAATCAGCGAGCTGACCCATCCCGCAACATGTCGGAAGAGGAATTCTCTCGGAAGTCGCAGGCGCTCGCCGATGCGAACAAAGCCGCGACCGATCAGATCCGGCAGAACTACGCTGATGTTGAAAAAGCACAAGGGGACTGGACCAAGGGCGCAACGTCGGCCTGGGCCAATTACCTGGACTCGGCGAGCAACATTGCCGGCCAAACAAAAACTCTGTTCGGCAACGCCTTCAGCTCGATGGAAGACGCGGTCGTCAACTTCGCCATGACCGGGAAGCTGTCGTTTGCTGACTTCACCAAATCGATTCTGGCGGACATGGCGCGGATCGCGACCCGTCAGGCCAGTTCGGCGCTGTTGAGCAGTTTGGTAGGCGCAGGCGCGAGCTACTTCGGCGGAGCCGCTGCGGCTTCCTCGGCGGGATCTACAGCCGCGGGCTACAGCGGCGACCTGTCTGGCTTCACTCCGGGCAGCATCCAAGCGAATGGCGGTGCATGGTCTGGTGGCGTGCAGATGTTCGCGAATGGCGCGGCGTTCACAAACTCCGTCGTGAGCAAGCCGACAGCGTTCGGGATGGCGGGCGGGCAGACCGGCGTCATGGGCGAGGCAGGGCCAGAGGCAATCATGCCACTGACCCGTACCGCCGGCGGTCAACTGGGAGTTCGGGCAATCAACGGCGGCGGGAGTGGTGGCGGCAACGTTTACAACTTCCCTGTCGCGGTATCGGTACAAACCCAAGGCACTGGCGGAACCGCCAGCACGGAAGACTCCACGCTGCTTGGCAAGGGCATTCAGCAGGCGGCGAAAGCCGAAGCTGAAACCGCCATCGCCCGAGCGCTGCAGCCCGGCGGCTCAATCTGGAAACTCACGAACGGGAGGGGCTGATGGCCATCGAGACATTCACCTGGCCAACCGAGCGCGGAGAAACACCCGATATCAATTATCGGGTGCGCTCTTCGAAGTTTGGCGGCGGCTACGCGCAGAACGTCGGTGACGGCCCGAACAACAAAGAGGATTCCTATCCGATTACGTGCACCGGCCAGAAAACCAAGGTGCTGGAGATCATGAAGTTCCTCGACCGGCACGCTGGCGCAAAGGCGTTTCTCTGGACAACGCCGCTCGGCGAGCTCGGGCTGTTCACTTGCAAAAATCCCGCTCCCACGCCAATGGGCGGTGGGGTGTTCAAACTCACCGCCACGTTCGAGCGGGCATTCCATCCATAAGGGGCAATCATGCCGCTGATCAGTGACATCCAGGTGCTTGAGCCTGGCAGCGAAGTGCTGCTCTTTGAATTGGACGGCACGGACTATGGTGCTGACGTGCTGCGCTTCCACGGGCACGCGATACCGCACACGCCGGCCGAGTTGATTGCCGCCGGCGCCGATGCCGACCAACTGCCGGCGAAGGCAATCTATTGGCAGGGCAACGAGTACAGCGCCTGGCCGATGCAGATCGACGGCATTGAGGCGAATGGCGACGGCACTGCGGTACGGCCGACATTGTCAGTGGGCAACGTAAACGGGCGCATCACCGCGCTTTGTCTTGCTTTCGAGGATCTGCTCGAGTTCAAGCTGACGATGCGGCACACGCTCGGCTCCTACCTCGACGCGGCGAACTTCCCGGACGGCAATCCAACTGCCGATCCTACCCAAGAGACGATCGAGGTCTGGTACATCGACCAGAAGACGAACGAGGACGGGGAGACGGTCAGTTGGGAGTTGGCCAGCCCGGGCGACGTGGGCAATGAGTCGATCGGGCGACAAGCCACAACCCTTTGCCATTGGTGCCTCACCGGAGGTTATCGCGGGCCGAACTGCGGCTACACCGGGCCGTACGTCACGAAGGACGGCGTCATTACCGACACCCCTGAGATGGACCAATGCGACGCCACGCTGGGCAAGGGCTGTATCCCGCGCTTCGGCGAAGGCAACCCACTGCCGTTCGGCGGTTTCCCCGCTGTTTCCCTGATCGCGCGGAGCTGACATGCGAAAGCACATCTTGAACGCGATCCAGAAGCACGCAGCAGCCCAGTACCCGAAAGAGTGCTGCGGGCTGCTGCTGGCGATCGGGCGCAAGCAACAATACTTCCCCTGCATCAACGTCTCGATCGAGCCGAACGAAGAATTCCGAATCGACCCTGAGCAGTACGCCGCGGCCGAGGATGTCGGCGAAGTTATCGGCGTGGTGCATTCGCATCCGGACGCCACCAGCCGACCTTCACCGCGCGACCAAGCTATGTGCGAGGCGACCGCGCTGCCGTGGCACATTCTCAGCTGGCCGGAGGGGGATCTGAGAACGGTCATGCCGTCCGGCGAGGTGCCGCTCCTGAAGCGCCCATTCGTGCACGGCGCCTGGGACTGCTGGCAGGTCTGCGCCGATTGGTACAAGCGCGAGTGGGGACTCGAGTTCGAAGCGTTCAAGCGCGCCGATGGCTGGTGGGAAAGCAAGGACAATACCAGTCTGTATGAGGCGAACTACGAGGCCGCCGGCTTCTACCGTGTCGACCAGCCGCAGCGCGGCGACATGATCGTGATGGAAGTGGGGCGTACGGTTTACCCGAACCACGCTGGCATTTTCCTCGGCGCCGATCCGTCTTTGCCAGGTGAAGATGCTGCCACGTTCGGCCCCGGCCCGTTCCTGCTGCACCACCTGTATGGCAGGCCATCAGAGGTCATTGTCTTCGGCGGGCCGTGGCTAGACCGCACACGCTTGATTCTCAGGCACAAAGATGCACAAACGACCACATGAAGCGGCAAGGCCGCAGGAGAGATTTATGAATCAGCCTTTTGCATTCGATGAAGAAGGGCGAACTTACATTAACGAATCAGAAATCCTGAAAGGCCAGATGATCGTTTCGGCTGCCGGCATTTCTTTACCGGATGACTTTGCGACAAAGGCGCAAGAGAAAGCCGACCTGCTGGAGCGTCGGCTTTCACGGCTGGAACAAGCCTTGGGACTCGAGCCTATTTGTGCCCGGTGAAAAAATCCGAGATCGTCTTTGCATTAGGTCTGACCGGGCCGTTTTTCGGCATGCCCTCTGCAACCTGCAAAGCAAATACTCGCGCGGCCTCAATGCCGTCTTTTCCGGCGACGGATGCTAGCTGGCTTGCCAGTCCGGCAATCACGCAATTCAAGTTTTGTAGATCGGAGCCATGAGCGTTCACAGCATCGATAAGTTGCTTGTTCAGGGCCTTCTGTTCTTCATCCATGTGGATTGACCTCCAGGTCATAAACGCGCCGAGATTGGCGCAATCCCAGTCCTTGGGCTTGCAGGCAAAGGACCGGGGAAGTCCGTTAATTAGCTCGCTAGTTAGTCGTTCCAGTCCCTTACAATATAGAGGCTTGGCTTTCCTCCCTTTCCTACGGGTTCGAATTCGAAAACCGCACTGGATGAGCTTTGCTCGGCATGAAACCTGATAGTTCCAGCCCATGGGTCTTTTGATGAAATCTCAACGCTTCGATGCAAGTGTTTCAGGTCCGGATAACGCTCGTTAATTGCGGTTTCGAGTAGCTGAGATACTTCGGGTGTCATTACGGGGATCTTTGCCATCTAACGTTTCCTTCTACTGTGAAGCAGAAGGCTACTATTCAGCAGCAATAGGCGGTACTGGTGATTCGTACAGGCTGAAACCGGTGTTAAAGTCTTTGCTTTCAGGATGAGGACGAGCCATGAGGATGATCCAATTCGCCGCCGCTGCTGTGTTGGCGTTTGCGCTTTCAGGTTGTGCAGGTACGAATTTTTCGTACGACGAAGCAAGAAAAGTGAAGGTCGGAATGACCGAAGACGAGGTAACCCAGATCATGGGGCCTCCTTACTCCGTGGTGTCCCGAGCTGATGGTCAAATGTGGGTTTGGAGTCATGCGAACGGGATGACCGGGTCGAACCGCGTGATTTCATTCAGAATGGTCGACGGGAAGGTTGTCGAAGTTCCGACTATCCCCGCCAACTTTAAATAGGAGTGACCTGCATGAAATTGATCGTAGGAGCGCTGGCGGTAGCGCTGTTGGCGGGGTGTGCGACTTCGCCGACGCCTTCCAATGAAGCCAAGCAGGCGCCGGCCAGTCAGTTGTCGGCCTACCAGTCCAAGCCATCAGGGGCATATGGGACACTGCAAGTGATCCGCGACTCTGGGCAGACCGGTAGCCTTTGTTCAATGACTGTTTTTATCGATGGCAAACAAGCCGCCAAGCTCAACCCGGGTCAGAAGGCATCTTTCTATTTACCGCCTGATTCGGTTTCAGTTGGCGCCGCTTATACCGGCTCTGGCATCTGCTCCATGGGAGCAGCCCGAGTGGAGCGGGAAGCGATCGTGAAAGACGGCGCGGTCAAGAAATACCGAGTTTTCACCGGGGGCGATGGGCAGATCGACATACTGCCCACGACTCTCTGAACAGACCGCCTCCGGGCGGTTTTTTATTGTCTGGAGAATGGCATGTGCTCAGCAATTACCTACACGCCGATGACGAAAGTCATGCTGTCCGGCTCGCTTGCGAAGAAGTTTTTTCGAAGCAAGCCGTTCCTTCTCGACTGCGGATCGGCCGTGGAGGTGTTCCGCGCGCTCAATGCGACCATTGATGGTTTCGCCGAGGAGATTAAACGACTGGAGCGCTTTGGACTGAAGTTTGCGATCTTCCGGAATCGCGAAAACATCGGAATGGACGGATTCGATCTCGGCGGTACACGGGAAATCCGCATTGTTCCAGTGATTGGTGGCAGCAAGCGTGCCGGCGGGCTGCAGACCATTATCGGAACAGTGATGATCGCCGCAGCCTATGTACTGTCATTCACTCCGTTTGCAGCTGCATCGCCGTTTTTGTATGCGGCCGGCGCGTCGATGGCGATCGGCGGCGTCATTCAAATGCTCAGCCCCCAAGCGTCTGGCTTGAAGCAAAGCGCATCCCCAGAGAACTCCCCTTCCTACGCCTTCGGCAGCGCCAAGAACACCACGGCCAGCGGCAACCCGGTACCGATCTGCATCGGCGAACGCCGGTGGGGCGGGATGATCATCTCGGCCTCAATCCTGGCCGAAGACAAAGTGTAATCAGGACAGCAGCACACCGACCGCCCGCGAGGCGGTTTTTTTATGCCTGGAGGAAAGCATGGGCGCACCAGCACAGATCGATATCCATGGCGAGAAGGGCGGCAGCAGCAAGCCGAAGTCGCCGACCGAAGCCAGTGACAGCCTGCGCTCGACCAACTTGGCCAAGCTGCTAATCGCGGTGGGCGAGGGGGAGTTCGACAGCGTCCCGACCGATTACGACATCTACTTGGACAACACGCCGATCCGCGATGCCAGCGGTAACTACAACTTTCCGAATGTGAAGTGGGACTGGCGCCCGGGCTCGGTGGATCAGACGTACATCCCGGGCATTCCGTCTGTTGAAAACGAGACGTCGCTGAACATCGAGCTGCGCAGCGATTCGCCGTGGGTGCGCTCTATCACCAACACCCAGCTTTCCGCCGTGCGCATGCGTTTGGCCTGGCCGGCGCTGCAACGCTCGGACGACCAGGGCAACGTCGGCGGCTACCGGATCGAGTACGCAATCGACGTCGCCACCGACGGCGGCGCCTATCAGCAGGTGCTGGTGGACGCAGTCGACGGCAAGACCACCACGCGCTATGAGCGCTCGCGCCGCATCGATCTACCGGACGCCACTACTGGCTGGCAGATCCGTGTGCGCCGGCTCACGCCTAACCAGAACACCAATAAGATCGCCGACACCATGCTGGTGGCCGGTTACACAGAGGTCATCGACGCCAAGCTGCGCTACCCGAATACCGCGCTGCTCTACATCGAGTTCGACGCCGAGCAGTTCACCAACATCCCGGCCGTCACCGTGAAGTGCAAGGCCCGCCGCTGGATGGTTCCGAGCAATTACGACCCCATCGCCCGCTCCTACACCGGGACGTGGGACGGTTCGATGAAATCGGCCTGGACCAACAATCCGGCGTGGATCACCTACGGCATCTGTACCGAAGACCGGTTCGGCCTGGGCAAGCGCATCAAGCCGTTCATGGTCGACAAGTGGGAGCTGTACCGCATCGCCCAGTATTGCGACCAGTTGGTGCCGAACGGCCTGGGCGGTCAGGAACCGCGCTTCCTTTGCGACATGAATCTGCAGGGCAAGGCTGACGCCTGGTCGCTGTTGCGTGACATCTCGGCGATTTACCGGGGCATGACGTACTGGGCGCAGGGCCAGTTGGTGATGCAGGCGGACATGCCGCGCGCGCAGGACTTCGACTATGTGTTCACCCGGTCGAACGTCATCGACGGCAAGTTCTCCTATGGCAGCGCCTCGGCGAAAACCCGTTACACCCGGGCGCTGGTCAGCTACGACAACCCGGCGAACAACTACGACACCGACGTCATCCCGTTCGCTGACCTGGATCTGCAGCGCCGCTATGGCGACCGGCCGACCGAGCTGAGCGCCATTGGCTGCACCCGCGCCTCCGAGGCCCAGCGCCGTGGCAAGTGGGCAATCCTCAGCAACAACCAAGACCGCACCGTGTCGTTCAAGACCGGCATGGAGGGCGTGATTCCGCTGCCGGGACACATCATCCCGGTGGCTGACTCGCTGCTGGCGGGCCGTGAAGTGGGCGGCCGGATCTCGGCGGCAGCTGGGCGGGTGATCACGCTCGATCGCGACACCCAGGCCAAGGCCGGGGACCGGCTGATCATCAACCTGCCGGGCGGACGCGCCGAAGGTCGGACCGTGCAAAGCGTCAATGGCCGCGCCGTGACGGTGACCACCAATTACAGTCAGCAGCCGATCGCGCAATTGCAGTGGGCGCTCGACGCCGACGACCTGGCTATCCCGCTGTACCGGGTATTGCGCACCAAGCGCACCACCGAGGGCGCCTTCGAGATCAGCGCGTTGCAGTTCGAGCCGAGCAAGTTCCCCTATATCGACACTGGTGCACGCCTGGAAGAACGTCCGATCAGCGTGATTCCGATCACCGTTGTGCCAGCGCCGGCGAGCGTGACCCTGAGTTCGACTTCGTCGGTCGTGCAGGGGCTGGCCGTGGCTACCATGACCATCAGCTGGGACGCCGTGGATGGCGCCGTCGGCTATGACATTGAATGGCGCAAAGACAGCGGCAACTGGATCAAGGTCCAGCGCACCGGCATGACAAACGTTGACGTGGTCGGTATCTACGCCGGCGCCTATGTTGCCCGGGTGCGCGCGGTGAGCGCGTTCGACATCTCGTCGATCTGGCGCAACTCGATCCTGACAAACCTGAAAGGCAAGGAGGGCTTGCCACCGGCGGTCTCATTCCTGCGTACCGTCAGCAAGGTCTACGGTATCGGCCTTGAGTGGGGGTTTCCACCTGGCGCGGAAGATACTCAGCGCACCGAGATTTGGAACAGCAAGACCAACGACCTCGCCAGCGCTGTGAAATTGGCAGACTTCGCCTACCCACAGGCAAACCACGAAATGCAGAACGTCGTCCCCGGTACCAGCCTGTTTTTCTGGGCGCGTCTGGTCGACCGAACCGGCAACGTAGGTCCGTGGTTCCCAGCGGTGAACGGGGTCAACGGGCAGGTGAGCATCGACCAGGCCGAATACGAGCAGTACTTTCTTGGCAAGATCCAGGAGTCCGCGCTCGGCCAGAAATTGCTGGAGGAAATCGGGAAGATCTCGGGTGATGGGGAGGGCTCGGTCAACGACCGGATCGAACAGGCCAAGCAGGAACTGGAAGAGCTGATGGGTGAAATTACCGATGCCATGGTTTATGACCCGGCGAAGCCGTATGGCAAAGGTGAAGTGGTTAGGCTCGATGGTCGCCTGTTTTCGGCGATCAAGGCTGTACCGGCCGGCACGGCACCACCGAACCCCGAGTTCTGGTATGACATGGGGACGATTGCTGAGACCACCAATGCTTTGGCCTTGCAGGTTCAGCAACACAGCACGCAGATCGAAACCCTCGATGGCAAGGTCTCGGCGCAGGCATCGACGATGCAAGCGCTGCAGGCTGCCTGGCGTGAAGATGATGGAACCGGTGCAATGGCCGATGCGCTTCACGGCTGGAAAAACACAGCCAGTATCGTGACCAATGACAAGGTGAGGGCGGAGGAAAACCGAGCGTCTGCTACCAGAATCACGACGCTTGATGCGGCCGTGGAAACCAATGCTGCAAATGTCACCTCTCTGGCGAGTGCTGTCGCCACCGACAAGGAAGCGACGGCTCAGAAGATTGACACCCTGACCGCGAAAACAAGTGACGCCACAGCAAAGGCCGAGACTGCCAGCACCGTAGTTGCTGGCTTGAACGGTAAGGTCTCAGCCCTGACAACGATCAAGACGTCCACCACCGTGGGCGGAAGAACCGTCATGGCTGGCTTGGCCATTGGCGTAGATGGCGAGCAGCAGGAGTCGCAGATCCTCGCGTTCGCCCAGCGCTTTGCGATTCTGGATGAGGTCAGCGGGCAAATGATCGCGCCGTTTGTGGTTCAGGGCGGACAGGTGTTCATGAACACGGCAATCATCAGCCAGGCGTTCATCAAGGAGTTGGTGCTCGGCATGACGCTGAGGTCAGCAGCGCTGAACAATCAGGGTCTGCCGCTTCTGGAAATCAACATTCCGGCAGGGACCTTCACGCTACGTGGTCAGTCCGACAGCGGCTATACGCTGCTCAACAATAACGGTATCTACGTCTACGACCTCAACTACATCGAGCGCGCCGCACTCGGGAAGATGACGTGATGGATTACTACGGCGCGAGGACGAAGGACGCAGCGGGAAGGGCGACGCTGGAGTCATCGACAATGACCGTTCGATCAGTCGTGACCAAACAGGTCACCGTCCCTCCGATCACCAGCGACTTCACAAGCTTTATCAGCATGCCGGAGATCACCGCGAAGTCATTCGTCTGCGTGACGCTCTCAAACCCGACCAATCCAAATGATGCCTTGCCTGCTGTTTTCTGGTCGACAGGGCAACTAAGGGTGCGGCGTGGGCCGGGGGTGGTGCTCAACGTTTTCATCCTGACATACCAATAGGAGCGAGCATGGACTACGGGTTCCGGTCGCGAAACGGGTCGAACTTTTTTCAGATCGATAGCGAGAACAAGGTTTTGAACGTCGCGGCATCAGGTAGCTACGCAATAGGTAAAACACCCGCTTCGCCGACAACGATCACTACTGCCGTCATCACGTATTCGTCGCCGATCACCACCGCCGAAGCGCCACATGTTTTCATCAACCCGACCAATCACGGCATGTATCACACGCTGATTCACTCGGGTGGCCCGGGGAACTGGACGGGCTTTGCTTTCAAGCTTCACTTGATGGCGCCGTTCAACAGCACGGACTGCAGCGGTAAGTGGCTGGTTGCGACTTTCCGCTCGACCTCGCCACCGAATGAATATGATTTGCGGCTGCGCAACGCAGCCAATGAGCAAATCTTCGTTGGAGCGGACAACCTTCTGGTCCTCACAGGATTCCCGATCAACGAGGGCTGGTCGCTGGACAACAGGGGAGGCGAAGTGTCGGGCATCTACTGGAGTGGGTGCCAGATGCCGTGGACCGGGTCCTACGAGGATTATTTTCTCGCCTCCACTTTGCTGGGCGGGAAGATCAATAACGGCAACACAATCCTCGAGACTCCCTGCGGCTTTCATGCAGGTGTGCGCTCAACACTCAACGGTTATGTGGGGGCGATGGTCAGTTCCGAGGGTGGCACTGCCAAGAACGGCAGGACCACGTTTGCCGCCAGGCCGATGCGCGCGCTTTAAACCAACACACAGCCCGCCGATGAGCGGGTTTTTTTCGACCAAAAAAAGGACACACCATGCCTTGGCTCCGAGGGGGAACAGTCGCCGTCACCAGCGGATCAACGACTGTCGTAGGGACGAACGCCGATTTTGTGGCCAATGCTCGGGTGGGCGACGCGTTCGTCGGGCCTGATGGACTCAATTATGAGATCGGCAACATCGCCAGTCCGACCCAGCTATCGATCATCCCCGCATATAAAGGCGCTACCGTAAGCGGATCTGCCTACGCGATCATGCCGGTGCAGGGCTATCCGAAACTACTGGCCGACGCTTTCAACGGTTTGAAGAATCAGTTCGGCACGCAGTTGGCCGCCCTTGGCACCACTGGTAACTACGACATTCTGCCCGTGGAAAAGGGCGGGACCGGCTCTGATACTTTGGCGGGGGCGAAAAGCAGTCTCGGCATTCTCGATATCCAGACTGTGGTGCGCGGCGGCACCGGTGCGAACAATGCGCCAGACGCGCTCACCAATCTGGGCGCGCTGCCGGTGGCCGGCGGGAAAATGACCGGCGCCCTGAATGAGGCGACCGTTGTCACCCTTGCCAGTGCGGCCACGGTAAACATCGGCGCCGCGACCTCGAACATCGTCAGCGTCAGCGGGAATACGACAATCACCAGCCTGGGGGTAATCGCCTCGGGCGCGCGGCGCACGCTGCGCTTCACCGGCAGCCTCGTCCTAACGCACAACAGCTCGAATTTGATTCTGCCAGGTGGCGCAAACATCACGACTCTGCCCGGCGACTCGGCTGAGTTCCTGAGCTTTGGCTCAGGGTCGTGGGTGTGCCTTGACTACTCTCGCGCAAACGGCAAGCCGATCGCTTTCGCCTACGACCGATCCAACATCCTTGGCGCACTCGCGCAGGCGGGCGGTGTACCGACGGGCGGCATTATCGAACGCAGCTCGAACTCGAACGGATCGTACGTGAAGTTTGCCGACGGGACGCTGATCTGCACGCAGACGAACCAGGGCTCGCTCGGTTTCTACAACGCGTCGAACATCGGCTTTATCTGGACCTACCCCCATCCTTTCAGCTCATACAACTTTGCTACGGCGAACATCGTAGGGACGCTTGGTATTTCCCGGGGGGTCACGTCCGTCGGCGCCTACTCTCGCAACGCGACAACCGCAAACATTTCGGCATTCAGCTTGGGCGGCTTCGCTGGATCTGATGCTACTTCCTTCACTTTCGACTGTTTCGCAATCGGGCGGTGGTACGAATGAAAATTATCTTGAGCCCCCAGCGGCGTGATGATCAATTGGTAGTAACCAAAAGCGGCGAAGTCCTGACCGTCAACGGTTTGGTTTACGACTTCTCGCCGATGGGCAATGGCGACACTCTGCCGCGTGATGCATTGAACAGCGAGTGGTTCGCCGGGGACGTCGACAAGGTCGATGGGGAGCTGGTGCTGACCCTGTTGCTGCCCAACCCATGGAACTACAGCCAGGCACAAGCGTTTCCCGTGCCTCTTCTCAACGTCCTGGACGGCCCCGTCGTCTTCCCCGAACCCAATCTTGGAGAGGAAAACGCAGAGCAGCAGGCGCCAAGTCTTGCAATACCCGCGATGGCCTCGGCCGGAGTTATTGACTGGTCGAAGCTGATCACCGCTGCGATGAAAGCGACGGCGGCAGCGGCAGAGCATCTGGCACAGACCAAGGCTGATCTTACTGCGCGAAATGCGAGAGCGGTCACCCAGATCGCGCGCATCCAAGACCGGGTCGATACGATCGGTTTCGGCATTGATATCGGCGAAGCCACTGCGGAGGACGAAGCCGAACAGGCTGCGCTGCTCGTAACGCTCAAGGCTTGGAAAAAATACAAGTTCGACCTGGGCAAGGTGACGACGCAGCCGACCTGGTATCAGGCGCCAGTCTGGCCTGTTGAGCCGCCAATCCCCGAGATCGTCGCTGCGCCCATGCTGATCTCATCCGGCTCGATTTGACCGCGTCGAACCTGTCCACGCATCTCCCAAGAAATTCCCCGGAGCGAGCCATGCCAATCACTCAGCAGCAATTGCTGCAAATCCTCCCGAACGCCCGCACCCAAGCGGGCGTTTTTGTTTCCGCCCTCAACACCGCCATGCAGCATTACCAGATCGTTGGCCCGCAGCGCGCCGCCGCGTTCCTCGCACAAATCGGGCATGAGTCCGGCCAGTTGCGCTACGTCCGTGAGATCTGGGGGCCGACCGCCGCTCAGCGTGGGTACGAGGGCCGGGCAGACCTGGGCAACACCGTGCCGGGTGACGGCCGGAAGTATTGCGGGCGCGGCCTGATCCAGATCACCGGGCGGGCGAACTACGCCAAGTGCGGTGAGGCGCTGGGCCTTGACCTGATCAATCACCCTGAGCTGCTCGAGCTGCCGCCGCATGCTGCGATGTCGGCGGCGTGGTTCTGGAAACAGAAGGGGCTGAACGATTTGGCCGATCGGGACCAGTTCAATACCATCACCCGGCGAATCAATGGCGGGCTGAACGGTCTTACGGATCGCCTTGAGTTGTGGCAGAGGGCGTGCGCGGTGCTGGCGTGACCGCTGCGCAGCAGAGTTGATGGCTCTGAGCCACACTTGCGAGGCTGCTGGTCTTGAACCATCATTCCTTTTTGATGATGGCGTTATGTACGTGGACAAACGACTCGCAGGGCTTTCGTTTTTGATGACCCTCGCTTGGGTCGCGGTCGTCCTTACAGTCATGTATTGGATGTCACACTGAATACAAAGGGTGAATGGTTGTGGACGGCGTAGTGATGGGCGACAAGATGCAGCGAGAGGCCGATCGTCTGCTTGCGCAGATCGTCCGGACGGATTCGATGATCACTGCAGTGAAGGCGGGAGCACGGGCTGAAGGTTTCGTGCTTGGTCTGGAAACCGCCGGCGCATTACGCTCCGGCGATGCTGAAAGGCTCTACATCATTTTCGAAGCTGCTCTGGTGGATCACCTGAAAACCCTGTCTCAACAATAAAATCATCCGACCGGCTGAATCAGTTCCGGCCCCTGATTGCGCACGTTGCCCACGGCGCGGTCAACCTTGAACCACTCGAAAGCCTCGGATGGTTCGCCCTCATGCAACACCATCTGTTCAGCGCGTTCTTTGGGCGTGGCCGGGTCCAGCCATTCCCGCGCGAGCTCTGGCGGGAGAACGACCGGGCGGCGGTCGTGGATGTCGACCATGCCGCCGGCGCTGTCGGCGGTGATGATCACAAAGCCGTCGTGCTCGCCGGGGCCGTGCTCCTCGTTGGGGTACTGGCCGATCGCGGCGCAGAGGATTGGGGAGCGGTCGCGGTGCCTGATTAGGTAGGGCTGCTTCTTCGGCCCGCCTTCGTCCACCCACTCGAACCAGTTGTTGATCGCGATGATTGCCCGGTGCGGCCAGATCGCGCGGAAGAACGGGCCGTGGGCGACTTTCTCGACACGAGCATTGATCGGCGCAGCGCGGTCTTTCGCCCAGTGCGGGCGCCATCCCCAGCGAACCATGTCGGCGTGCAGGAACTCGCCTTCCTGGTGGAAGAGGGCGAGCTGAGCAGTCGGCGCGGCGTTGTACCGCTCGAAAGGCTGCTCGCCGGTCAAGTTAATGAGCGCGTTCGGCATGCTGAGCGCCGCCACGAAATCGTGAATGCCGCTGTATTGGGAGAGTCGTCCGCAGATTGCCATGCCCTCGGCTGATCGGATTCAGCGTAGACCTGCCAGCGCTGGTTTCGTCACAAACCTTTTTCGGCGCAGCATTCGCAATGACCTGCCAGCTCCTCCCGGTCTCGAGCCTCTCTGTGCAGGCGCTGGTTTTCATTGAACAGATGGTTTCTGCTGTGCTCGACGTCGGCGAATCTTCGCCTTTCGCTCAGTAAATCGCTTTCGGTGTGCTGAAGCTTTGCCCTGAGAGAATCCCTCTCCAGCCTGAGCGCGTCATTGTCTCTGACCAGGCCTTCGATATTCGCCAGCGCTCGATCGAGCCTGAGATTGAGCGCTTCGAATTCGTTCTCGTACATTCTGAGCTGGTGTCGGCAGGTTTCGAGCGGGGTTGGGCTACCGAGCCAATCGTCGGTGTCTTCTATATAGAGCGGATCCACGGGAATGCCTTGCGAGATACTGGTTGCATATACAGTAATTGAGGCGCTGCCAGCGGGCTAGGGTGTGGCGACGAGCTGTAGGATTTTTGATTGGTTTTCGGTCGGCAGAACGCCGGAGGAAGGAAAAAGCCTGTACCAATTTTTGTACCACTGTGTGCGTTTTGCTGTAGATCAGTGGGTGTCGCAGAGTAGGCCAACCTCAATAAACATTGGGGTTGGCTACTCAGAACCCCATAGCAAAACCCAAAAATAATATTAGGAGTATGGCTGAAGAACTGTCGATGGTTGTTTGAGAGACCTGAAAATCTCGTGAAAAGGCCTGTAAAAAGAGCGGTTTCCGGCGAACGGTTGAAGTTTTTTCTCAGGCATGAAAAACCCCGC